CTGATAGAAACTATTTTCTATTTGTTAGAAAAATATTACAACAAGAAATACCCAATGAGTTTGCTATAGTACATACTAACTTTGCCCTAGATACAGAGATAAGTTATGATTTTTTGTGGAATAGACAAAAGATATATTTCACAGATTATAATAGAATCAACCTTAGAGAACGATTGTATGTAGCAGGTGCTAATATCAAGAATTTTGAATTAAGACCTATAGAAAAGATAACGGATAAGAAGACTAATTCGATACGAAAATATTTGTGCCCCAATAGGATATATCAAACGTTTGATCACCCTAGATTTAAGTTCAGAAAAAAATTAAAAGAATTGATAGACATGTATCCAAATGATGGTCACTATAGTGACTTCTCAAAAGGGTTAATATTAGAAACAGATAATCCTCATGCTGATCGATTCTTGAACAATGGCGGATGGTATCCTATCGCCAATCATTATTATCAAGGTACATATTTTAGTATGTACTGTGAGACGATCACTGGTAATGAGAACTTTTTTGAAGAGACAATAAAGTACAGATCCATAACAGAGAAAACTTGGGATCCATTAATCAAGGGGCATTTCATATTACCATTCGGTTATATGGGCTTAGTAGATGACATACGATCATATGGATTTAAACTTCCAGATTGGATAGATTATAGTTACGACACGCTACCTAATACTGACGAGCGTTTCGACTCATATGCCAACTCAGCCAAAAAACTACTTGATCTCTCAATCGATGAACTACATGAATTATATAAAAAAGACAGAGATATTTTGGTACACAATCGTGAACTATTCTGGACTAGACCTTATGATTCATTACATGACAAAGTTATTAATTTTTTTAAATAGGAAAAATATTTGATTGACAAACTATATTTTTCAATGTACAATAATCTTTCTATTTGAAAGAGAGTTACCATGATTATAGGAGTCTCAGGTTTTATAGGTAGCGGCAAAGATACAATTGCTGACTACTTGATCACATTCAAGGGCTTTAAACGTATGAGTTACGCAGGCCCACTAAAAGATGCGGTCGCAAGTATCTTTAATTGGGATCGTGAAATGCTAGAAGGCACTACCAAGAGTAGTCGCGAGTGGCGAGATCAAGTTGATTCTTGGTGGGCAGAGCGTTTAGATATCAGACATCTTACCCCTAGATGGGTACTACAGCAATGGGGTACTGAAGTAGGCCGTAGGGCATTCCATGACGATATCTGGATCGCTAGCATTGAAAACAAATTAAGAACGGCTAAAGACGATATCGTTATCAGCGATTGCAGATTTCCTAACGAATTGAAATCTATCAAGCGTCTAGGGGGAATCACTGTCAGAGTATCTAGGGGAGATAATCCACCTTGGCATGATGCTGCCTTGACTTATTCAAAAGGTTATTATGCGCAGGGCTATCCCGAAGCAATGAAAATTCTAGAATCATCTAACGTACATGCTAGCGAATATAGTAGCGTGGGATTAGAATACGATCATCATATAGAGAACAATGGAACTATTGATGAATTACACAGAAAGATCGATTCAATAGTCAACTTGTAAGTCGCCACGCTTCCATGTAACTTTCTGTCGTTTAACGACCTCGATACAGTTCAAACAGATAGACCTCAGATTACTAAACGCAGTATTTCTGAGGTCTCCGTCTATGTGGAACACGGTCATCTGAGTATGATATATGCATTTAAAGCCGCAGATATCACACACTTGCTTCTTTTTATAACCTGCTTTGACCCAGTTGCTAGGTCTTGTCTTTACTTTATTCTTCTTTTTACCGCACTCATCACATATACTGCGGTAGTGTTTCACACCGTCACGAATATAATTAACGGCTCTAGGGTTCTTATTGCATTGATTGCAGATAGGTCTTAGTAATCCCATATTGATATTTATCTAAAACCTTCGAAGGTCTCTTAGTCCTTGGTTTTTTCATACCTGTACTAAATAATATTAAGCGTATTAGGGTTGTTACCCTCAAAATATAACATTATAGGAAACAAAAAAATGGCACTTACATCACCCGGCGTAGAAGTTACGATAGTAGATCAAAGTCAGTATCTTCCAGCCCCAACCAATTCAACCCCTCTTGTGATTGTTGCTACAGCACAAGATAAGGCAAACCCAAACGGAGCAGGTGTTGCAGTAGCAACAACTCCTGCTAATGCGGGTAAATTGTTTCAAGTCACTAGTCAACGTGATCTTGTTTCTCTTTACGGCACACCGTTCTTCTATAGCACAACAGACGGTACTCCTATTCAAGGTTATGAATTGAATGAGTATGGTCTATTGGCTGCATACTCAGCATTAGGTGCTACAAATCGTTGCTATGTACTAAGAGCAGATATCGATCTAGCAAGTCTAGTAGGTCAGACAGGTCGTCCAACAGGTGAACCAGAAGATGGTGCATACTGGTTAGACACTACTACAACTGCTTGGGGTATTTTCGAATGGAATGCTACAACAGAACTATTTGCACAAAAGACTCCTATCGTTATCACAGATAGCGATAACATGGTCGCTAATTTCCCTGCTCCTTTCTTGGGATCAGTAGGAGATTACGCTGTTAATGCTATACAGATCACAGCGGCTCCTGGTTCAGCACAAGCACAGCAATTCTTCTATAAGAATAGCGACAATGTATGGGTAGTTGTAGGTTCATATGAATGGCAAAATAGCATCCCTGCAGTAACAGGTACTAATAGCAATCCTACATTGACAGCAGGTAACACATTTGGTATCACTTTAGCAGGCGGAACAGCGGCAGAGACTGCGTTCGTTACAATCACAGTTCCTGGACTTGGATCAAATAATGTAGCAGGTGTTGCAGCCGCAATTAATGCATTAGGCTGGCATGGTGTGGAAGCCGCAGTTAATAGTTCAGGTCGCTTAGAGATATTTGCGAATAACAGTCTTGGACTCAATATCCAAACAGGTACTGGTACAGTACTAACTGATATAGGTATCACACCGAAAATCTATTATCCACCTGCCCTACAATTTGGTACATCTGCTCAATTACCATTATGGGGTGCCGGACAGCAAAATCCTGCTCCATCAGGTTCAGTATGGATGAAGATCGGTGCATCAGGCAATGGCATGAACTTAGCAGTTAAAGAATACGATGCCGTTTCTAGCGCATGGGTATCAAGAACTGCTGTGTTAGCAACAAGCGATGCATCAATAACTAATACTCTCGATTCAACTGGCGGTCAGGCTATCCCTGCAGGCACGATATATGCTCAGTATGATTTTGATCAGCAGTATGATGAGGCTCCTGTTTACTTGTGGAGACGTTTAGCAACTGGTCCTACAATCGTGACTGGTACTAATACTAGCCCAAGTTTTGATGCAGGTCCTTATACTGCAAACATTTATGTAACTACACCAAACAGCAGTGGTTGGAGCGGTCCTTATGCAATGTCATTAGCAGATAATACTTTTGCTGAAGAGTTTGTTGAAGCATTTCAGTTAGCAGGTGCTCCGTACACTACTGCAACAGTAGGAACAGATGGTTCTATACAGATAACTCACACATTAGGTGGTACTATCCGTGTCGATGACATCGATCCATCTACTGGTCTAAGCCAGGGTCTAATGACTGAAGCAGGCTTCATCATAGGTTCTACTGATGGCGTTAAGTTTGGATATTTTGTAAATACACAATTTACATTAAGCGCAAACTCAACTTCAGGAAGTGGTACAGGTGCTCAATTTGTTATAGACAAACAATCACACATATATACAATCACTTCTATAGCATCAGCAGGTACTGGTTATGTAGTAGGTGATACATTAACATTCAACGGTGTAAATCTAGGTGGTGTTACCGGCACAAATGACTTTGTGGTGAAGGTGGCATCAGTTAACGGCTCAGGCGGTATCACGGCTGTTGCAGAAGCAACTACTAGTGACACGCCGGCATTCGTTTATGAAGTGCAGTTGAGCAATTGGGTAGAGTTTGCATACACTGCTAACGAAGGTGCTCCAACAGAGATTCCTGCTACTGGAACTAACTGGTTCTATAGCGTAGTCGATGAAGTAGACATCATGGTTAGAACAAGCAGTGGCTGGAAAGGTTATCGTAATGTAAACTATAACAGCAACGGTTTCCCACTACCATCAGGTACAAACACTACAGATCCAAATGGTCCTATCGTAAGTGCAAGCGAACCAACTACTCAAAGTGATGGTACTGCTCTTGCTTATGGTGATCTATGGGTAGACACTAGTGACCTTGAGAACTATCCGTTAATCAGTCGTTGGCAAGCAGTCGACGGCGAAGACAGATGGGTATTGATCGACAATACTGATCAAGTATCAGGTTCAGGTATCGTATTTGCTGACGCACGTTGGTCAACTGATCAAAATACTATCAACCCAGCAAACGATCCTATCCCAACTATCAAGGGTTTGTTGACAAGCAACAACTTAGACTTAGATGCACCAAATCCAAGTCTATATCCAGTAGGTATGATGTTGTTCAACACACGCCGTTCAGGTTATAACGTCAAGCAGTGGAGAAATAATTACTTCAATTCAGCAAGTTTCCCCGATGAAACATTACCTACTATACGTAGCACATGGGTAAGTGCAAGCGGATTGCAGAGTGACGGTTCACCTTACATGGGTCGCAAGGCTCAGAGAGCGATGGTTGTGTCAGCAATGCGTTCTGTAGTAGACACTAATACTGCAATACGTGATGAAGACAACTATTTCAACTTGATGGCAACACCTAACTATCCAGAACTACAACCTAACATGGTTGTGTTGAATAGTGATCGCGGTGAGACAGGTTACATCTTGGGTGACACTCCAATGGGATTACCTGATGATGCAACAGCAATTCAAGCATGGGCAACTAATGCCGCAGGTGCAACAAGCACAGGTGAAGATGGCTGTGTGACACGTAGCACTTATCTAGGCTTGTTCTACCCAAGTGGAATTGCAAATGACTTGAGCGGTAACGAAGTAGCAGTTCCAGCATCACACATGATGTTGCGTACATTCTTGCGTAACGATACAGTCGCTTATCCTTGGTTAGCGGCAGCAGGTACTCGTCGTGGTATCATCGACAACGCATTGAATATCGGTTACTTGGATCGTGCAACTGGTGAGTTCCAAGTCATCAAGACACGTATCGGTATACGTGATGTTCTCTACATCAACTTCATCAACCCACTAGTGTTCTTCACTGGCAATGGATTGTTGAACTATGGTAACAAGACATCATTCAATAGTCAAAGCGCATTGGATAGAACAAACGTAGCACGTTTGGTCGCTTATATCCGTCGTCAATTGACTATAGCCGCAAGACCTTTCGTATTCGAACCAAATGATCAGTTGACTCGTCAGCAAATTTCTGGCGTTGTTGAATCGTTGTTCGTTGATCTTGTTGCTAAACGAGGCATCTATGACTACTTGGTAGTCTGTGATGAATCAAACAACACCCCTGCTAGAATAGATCGCAATGAATTGTGGGTCGATGTCGCAGTTGAGCCTGTCAAGGCTGCTGAATTCATCTACATCCCAGTTCGTATCTTGAACACAGGTGAGTTGTCAGGAGCATAATAAAAAAGATAGAGAGAGTCTCTAAGAGGCTCTCTCACTTATGATAAATACTATAAAGTAGGAGAATTTACAAATGGCAACAGCCTCACAATCATTGTTTAACATGACAGTCGCATCTGATAATGCCGGAGGCAATCAGGGCCTGTTGATGCCAAAACTACAATATCGCTTCAGAGTTAATTTCTTGAATTTTGGCGTCGATGCGGCAGGCGGTCTAGCGTTAACTAAGCAAGTTGTTGACGTGGCAAGACCCCAGATACAGTTCCAAGAAATCACACTTCCAGTTTACAACTCAACATTGTATCTTGCTGGTAAGTATGCATGGCAGCCTATCACAGTAAACGTTCGTGATGATGCATCAGGTACAGTTTCAAGAGCAGTTGGACAACAAGTTCAAAAGCAATTAGATTTCGTAGAGCAAGCATCTGCGGCAACTGGTCAAGACTATAAGTTCCAGACTAACATCGAAATATTAGATGGTGGTAACGGTACTAGTGCACCAGTAGTCTTAGAAACATGGGAACTATATGGTTGCTTTGTACAGACTGTAAACTACAATACATTGAACTATGGTACTAACGATGTTGTAACGATAGCATTGACATTACGTTATGACAACGCAATACAATCACCACTCGCTTCTGGCGTTGGTGCAAGTATCGGAAGAATCTTGACTGGCGATTCAGTAGCAGGCATTGGCGCCGCTACTTAATAGTTAGGGTCTCCTGGTTATGTCAGGATTTATTCAAGACCTACTTAAAGGCGCTGCCGGAGCAGTCTTCGGCAGCGATTACCTTAGGGACTATAGGCACGCCGCAAAAACATTTAGGACTAATAGTTATCAAAACGCTCCTAAATATAAATTCATATTTCATACCTACTTCAATATCAACGTTGAAGCATGGCCAGATTCAGTAGATAAAAATATAGGTTTATTAGTTAAAGATGTAAAACTTCCCTCGTATGGTTTTAACACAATACAACTCAATCAATATAATCGTAAACGTATCGTACAGACTAAAATAAAATACGACCCTGTAAACATAACTTTTCATGATGATAATGACAACCTCATCAATAGAATGTGGTATAATTATTATACGTATTATTATGCAGATGCAACTAAACCTACTGTATTTTTAGGTAAGCGAGGCGCGATACCACCTAATAATGATAATAGCAGTTCTGCACAAACTACTAACGCAGATTATAATATAACAAATATCTATGACGATAGCATAAGCGGAAATGATA